AGATGGAGCAAGTGGTAATACTACAACTGGTATTTCTTCTGCTGTATTAGATATATCAACTGCTGAAGATACAGATACATCAAACTGTGTGATGATTTTAGGAATCCACGAAGATGTAACTAACGCTGACCACAGTGCTGCTGGTGTTTCATACATAGTTAAAATCAACAATCATGCGTTATTGTCTTCTGACGCTGACGCTACTGCATCTTAAGGAGGGTCTAGTATGGCTATTTCAAGAGCACAACTCGCCAAAGAGTTAGAGCCTGGCTTGAACGCTCTCTTTGGTATGGAGTATAATAGGTATGAAGGTCAACATGCAGAAATCTTCGACACAGAGTCATCTGACAGAGCGTTTGAAGAAGAAGTAATGTTAAGTGGCTTCGGTGCAGCACCTACTAAGCAAGAAGGTTCTGGTGTCACATTTGATGACGCAAACGAAGCGTACACTTCAAGGTACAACCATGAGACTGTAGCAATGGCTTTCTCAATAACAGAAGAGGCTGTAGAGGATAACCTTTACGACAAGCTTTCTGCTCGTTATACGAGAGCACTTGCCAGATCAATGGCACACACAAAACAAGTAAAAGCTGCAAACATTTTAAATAATGCGTTTACAGCTGGTGCAAGTGCTGGTGGTGATGGTAAAGCCTTATTAGCAACAGATCATCCATTAACAAATGGTGGAACTTTTGCTAACGAGCCAACTGTCGCATCAGACTTAAACGAAACATCTTTAGAAGATGCTTTAATTAAGATTGCAGGTTTTGTGGATGAGAGAGGATTAATTATCGCTCTAAGAGGAATGAAACTAATTATTCCAAGACAATTACAATTTGTCGCAGAGAGATTGTTAAATTCTCAACTAAGACCAGGAACAGCAGATAATGATGCTAACGCAATGAGAAATATGGGAATGTTACCAGAGGGTTATGTCATCAACGATTATCTAACTGACACAGATGCATTTTTTATTAAGACAGATGCACCTAACGGTCTTAAGCATTTCGAAAGAATGCCAATGGCAACAGCTATGGATCCAGACTTTGACACAGGAAACATGAGATATAAGGCAAGAGAGAGATACTCTTTCGGCTTCTCAGATCCTCGTTCAGTATTTGGTTCACCAGGAGCGTAAACCTAAATTTAATTTTAAAGAGAAGGGCAGTTACATACTGCCCTTTTTTGTGTATAATAAAATAAACCTTGACAGTTACATGGTGTAACTGACATTTGCCAAGACAAGGAGATTGATATGGCTAATACAACTTTTTCGGGTCCAGTCCGTTCCGAGGGTGGATTCAATGTAATAAATAAAAATGGCACAAGTGGTGCTATCACACAAACTGGATTCTCAGTTAATTCAACTGGACAACTTGTTTCAATGGGTACAAGAAAGATTCAATCTTTTGCTGGTACTTTAGCTTCAACTGATGCTGCTTCAACTGCTTATGCAGATGGCGACTGTTTAGTTGAGTTAGGAACATTAAATGTAGATGCTCCAGACGATTTAGTAACACCAAGTAAAATTTTCATCCACAGAGCTTTAATTGGTATTACAACTGCTGCTGGACAGACACTAGCTGGTAACTTAGCATTAAGTTCTACAAGTGGCACTGCTACAAATGCAGCCGTTTCTGGTACAGAAATCGTAGGAGCTGGTGTAACATCATTTAACGAGCAGTTAAGTGCTACGCAATCAATTACAGAAATTGATGTTAACTTTAACGACACTGCTGGCAACTATCATATCTTTGTACCAAATATAACTGCCGCGGTAGCTAACGTACATTTATATGCTAGAGCAACAACTACAGTCAATGCTGATATAACTGCTGGAAGATTCACAGTTGAATTAGAATACTCTGTATATTAATAGGAGTGTAAAATGGCAACAAGATCTGACGTAAAAGCATTTAATGTGAATCAAGGAGATGCTGCTGCTTTGATAGGACCTGCAAGGTCAAGAATAAGACAGATAGTGGTGTTTGGGAACTCAGCTGGTGCTCTTACTATAACAGATGGTAATGGTGGAAGTAATTTAATAGTACAAAGTTTTCCAACTGGACTACACACTCTTAATATTCCAGACAATGGTATATTAGCAGAGAGTGGTGCTTATTTATCTGCCTTCACTGGTAGTGGCAATAAATTGACTGTGTTTTTATCCTAATGGCTAGAAAACCAGACAAACAGCCACCTAAGACTAAAAAGTATTTCCGCTCCACTAAATCTGGAGCGGGAATGACTAAAGCAGGTGTTGCTCGTTATCGAAGAGATAACCCTGGGAGTAAATTAAAAACAGCCGTTACTGGTAAAGTTAAAAAAGGTAGCAAGGCTGCAAACAGACGTAAATCATTTTGTGCACGATCAGCAGGCCAAATGAAAAAATTTCCAAAAGCTGCAAAAAATCCTAATAGCCGTTTGAGACAAGCAAGGAGAAGATGGAAGTGTTAAAGATCAGAGACATTGTTACTGGGGTTACTATTGTTCTTACAGCAGGCTCTATAGGGTGGATTGTCACAACTCTTATAGAAGTGGATAAGAGAACAGCTATTACAGAATTAAAAGTTTCAGAAAATCACAAGATGTTAAAACCTTTGTGGGAAGATTTTATTGGGAGAAAAAAGTATGGGCATGTCGAGAGGCTCGATGAGTCAACAGATTACAAAGTCCGTTTCATCTGGAACTAAGAGGAAATGGAGTGCCAAAAGAAAAAGAAAGATCGACTGTAAAAGACCAAGAGGTTTTTCTGAGAGAGCACATTGTGCCTCTAAAAAAAGGAGAAGTAATAAAAGGAAGTCCAGTTAAATATTGTATAGACTGTGGGCATAAAAAATGGTCATGTAGATGTTATAGAGTGTCAGGATTAGAGGAGTTAAAAAATGCCAAAAGACGCATGTTATCACAAAGTAAAAGCTAGATATAAAGTTTTTCCATCAGCATATGCATCAGGTGCCATCGCAAAATGTAGGAAAGTTGGTGCTGCTAACTATGGTAAAAGCAAGAAGAAAAAAGACGGTGGTCTCATGGAAGCCATTAAGAATGTTAGAGATAAACAAGCAGTTATTAAGGCATCTAACGGTAAAGCTTATAGGAAAAGAAAAACAAATAATCCCAAAATCGCCAGAGGGTGTGGTGTTATAATGGAAAATAGAAGAAAAAAAACAAAGCGTACATAATGGCAGTAAGAAAAACAAAAAAAGGATTAGCCTTAAAAAGATGGTTTAAGGAGGGCTGGAAAGATGTTAAAACAGGCAAGCCTTGTGGTCGTAAAAAAGGTGAGAAGAGGGGTACACCTTATTGTCGTCCTACTAAGAGGATATCGAAGAAAACTCCGAAAACTGCTTCGGAGATGACTTCTGCTGAAAAACGTAGTAGAATAAGTCAAAAGAATCGGTTGGGACAACCAGCTGGTAAGCCAAGAAGAGTAGCGTCACTAAAAAGGAAAAGGAAAAAATAATGGAAAGAATGGAAAAAAAAGGCAAAAAGAAAGATGTTTCTGATTTTGCCGCAACTAAAAAGAAAATAGGTCCTAGAGATAAATCTGATTTTGCTAAAGGATTTGTTCCTAAGAAAAAAGATGTATCTGATTTCGCAGTAAATACTAAAACAAAAAAAGTTAAAAAAATATCTGGAAATGGTAATAAAACAAAAACAACTAAAACATCAAAACCTAAAGTTGTTACACCTAAAATGATTAAGGATGCAGGTTTTACTACACTAAGAGACTATTTAAATTTTAAACAAGGTAAAACTCGTAGAGATGGTAAAAAACCTGTTAGAGTTGGTGATAAAAAAACAGTTACTAATGTTGTAAAACCAAAACTTAAACCTAAAAATCTTGTAAAGAAAAAAACTAATGGTACCAAAGCATCAAAAATGGGTATCAATGGTGCAGCTACCACTGTAAAAAAGAAGACTAATGCTAAAACAGGTTTAGGGTCTAAGGTCATGGCTACAAAGACAAAGAAGACATTTAAAGGCACAAATATAACTCCTACAAAGTCTCAAAGACAACAAATGCGTAAGAGAATGATGGGGTCTACATAATAAATGGCAACTTCAAACTCAAGAGATTTCGACTTAGATGTCGGTGAAATTATAGAAGAAGCTTATGAGCGTTGTGGTCTAGAATTAAGAACTGGATACGATGCTAAAACAGCCAGACGTTCTATGAACCTTATGTTTGCTGATTGGGCAAATCGTGGTTTAAACTTATGGACTGTTACACAAGACACTAAAGCTATAAGCTCTGGCACAGCAACTTATTCCTTTGATGCTACTCATGTCGATCTCTTGGAAGTTGTTTTAAGAAATAGTAATAATACAGATTTCACTCTTACTCAAATGAGTAGAAATGAATACTTAACTATTCCAAACAAAGGAGCTACGGGTCAACCAAGTCAATATTTTTTTGACAGACAAGTAACTCCTACTATAACTTTATGGTCTACACCAGATGATTCTTATACTCTTGTTTATTATTATGTAAGACGTATTCAAGATGCAGATGCTTTAGTTAATACGACTGATGCACCTTTTATATTTTTGCCGTGTGCAGTCGCTGGTTTAGCTTACTATTTAGCAATGAAAAGAGCACCAGACAGAGTGCAATAATTAAAAGCAGTTTATGAAGAAGAATTTCAACGAGCAGCCGCTGAAGATGCTAACAGTACACCATTAAAATTGACACCTAATATTTCATACTTGAGGTATTAAAATGGCTAGATATGCAAGTGGTAAAAAATCATGGGGCTACTCAGATAGATCTGGTTTTCGTTATCGTTTGCGAGACATGATAAAAGAATGGAACGGTCTTAAAGTTGGTAGAGATGAATATGAAGAAAAACATCCACAACTAGAGCCTAACTATCCTGGCCCAGATCCCACAGCTTTGTTTGAACCAAGACCAGATGCAAGAACAGAAGTATCTGTAGAAAATTTATTAGGATTAAATCCATTTATAACGACAGCTAGTAGTGCATCTATCACAGTTATAGAGCCATCTCATGGTAGATCAACAAGTGATACTGTTCGATTTAGAGATGCAGTCGGTTTTGATGGTTTTGCAGCAACCGTTTTGAATAATTCTTCTGGATATGCTATAACAAAAGTAGATGATAACACCTATACGTTTACTGCAAGTAGCGGTACTGCAACCACTGGTGGATTGAGAGGTGGTGGTGGTAGAGTTACTGCGGGACCTGTAACATTGGGGACATAAATGAGTTTTACACTTGCGACATTGAAAACGGCTATACAAGATTACACAGACAACAGTGAAACTGTATTTGTGTCACAATTAAATAATTTTATAAAAGCAGCTGAAGAAAAAATATTAAAAAGTGTAGATTTAGATTATTTTAGAAAAAATGTAACAAGTGCTTTAACATCTTCAGATCAGTTTTTAACAGTTCCTAATGATTATTTAGCATCTTTTTCTTTGCAGATAACTACATCTGGATCTGAAAGTTTTTTGTTACAGAAAGATGTAAATTTTTTAAGAGAATATACACCAGCTTCATCAACAACTGGACTTCCTAAATATTATGCTAGATTTGATGAAAATAATTTTATATTAGCACCAACACCCGATAGCAATTATACAATAGAACTACACTATTTTTATAGACCTGCTAGTTTGACAGTTGGTGCAGATAGTGGCACAACTTGGATTAGTACAAACGCACCTTTTGCTTTACTTTACGGATCTCTTGTAGAGGCTTATACTTTTATGAAAGGTGAGCCAGATGTAATACAAAACTACAATGGTTTATATACACAGTATTTAGAAAGAATAAAAGATCTTGGAGAAGCAAGAGAAAATACAGATGGTTATAGAGTTGGTCTGCCATCGAGACCAAGAACATAGGAGTAGAATATGGCAACAGCAAACGCAGCAACCAATTATCTAGAGAGAAGATTATTACATTTTATATTTAAAAATAACTCTCTTAGTTTTTCATCACCTGGTGATAGTATTTATGTAGGACTTGCAACGGCAGTAAGTGCAGCAGAAACAGGTTCTGTGACAGAAGCAACTTTTACAAATTATGCAAGACAACAAGTAGCTGCCTCTGGTTGGACAACAATAGGTGCAGATTCAACAGACACACAGACAGCCATAAATGCAAATAATATTGAGTTCCCAGCTTCTGGTGGAACTAACAACACAATAACACATGTGTTTATTGCAGACGCATCTAGCAGTGGTAATATACTATTTGTTCTCCCTCTTT